TATCTAGAAGAGGATTGGGATAATATGATGACTCAAGTAGATTCTATGCTAGATAAGGCTTTTATTGTGGAGCCGAAGGCTTTTCGACCTCAGTTGGATTAGATTTTACTTTCGATATTTTATTTTGTAGTGAAGCGATCAGGAGATTTCTGAGCTCAAATGGCGTCAAGGCCTTGTGATCTAATTCATATTTTTTCATGAGAACTTCTAGTATATCAAAGTTTGCAAGTCAATATCTATAGTAAAATTTAAATAAATTACTTGACTTCTTTTTTGTCCACGATCCACTGACCAGGGATCACTTGCACCCGACCAACGTCATTGTCCATCTTACTAGAGCCAATGTCCGCAGCTATTAACAGATATTCTTTTTTTTCTTGAAGAACATAGCCTACCGAACAGACTTCGGGCGGTGTAATTTTCATTGCGTCTTTTAAACTGTGCCATCCAGATTCCATCTCATAAGCGTCTAGCCATCTAACCTCATACAGTTTTGGCCTGGAACTAGTTTCAGACTGTCCGCCATCTCGTTGCTTCGGTCGTTTTTTATCTGAGAGAACCATCCCTCAACCCCTTTACAAACATTGTATGTATCAATTCCATGGTGTGCGAATCCATCAAAAGCAGCTTGCTTTACAGACTCCAAGGATACATCATCCCCGACCATAATTCCACCGTCCTTTATCTTGGGCCACCAATTAATAATGTCTTGTTTGACTGCGTCGTAGGTATGATTTCCGTCTACAATAACCCCGAATACCGATTTATCGTCAAAGAAATCAAGGATATTTTGATTATCTGACTTGTTAACATTGACTATTACTCTCTCATCTTGAATATGATCTTCTAAATTTCTCATGAAATCGTCATACATACTGTTTAAATTGACGTTGGCATGCTCCATACCCGAGCCTTCAAAGGTATCTATCACATGAACTTTAACGTCGTGTTTTCCACTTAATTCTAGTGCATCACATAAAAATCTTGTGCTTCTGCCGGCAAAACATCCTATCTCGACAATGTCATCTCCGTCTTCACAATATTTGACTAGGTTCATCATGGCGTCGTGCATATTAAACCACCCAGGAATATCTAAATATTTATACATCTTTCTTTTCTCCCATTTCTATTGCTGCCTTGAGCATTACCTCTTGCATGTTCGTAAAATAATTTTTACCCATGAGCTTCTCAGCTACCTTTCTAGCTTTTCTCTTACGGCCCATTTCTATCTGATGCCGGAGTGATCCTTCACGATCACCCCTGTTCGCTTCGAGATGTCTTTTTTTCCCTGTCATCTTTTCTATCCTCTCTAATTATTCCAAAATCTCTTGGTAGGTCCGCCCCTGGTATCCACCAAGGGACACGGACCCAACCATGCTTTTCTAATAAAAGTTTTTTAATGTTATCGAATTTATAATTCTTCATCCGGTCTTTTTATTACCTCCATGATATCGTCGTCAAAGTCATCTGTAAAATTTTCCATGGCTTTGACTCTGACCCCAGGTTTAAAGGTGTATTCAATTGTCTTTCCATTTTTGTCTACAACCTCTTCACCCTCATCATCTACTTTATAGAAGGTAATTTCGTTTATTAAGTAAGTCATGCGTTTACCCCCTCTGTTAATATATATTTACTTATGTCTAATGTACTCATTTCTTTCTACCTTTCTTATTGGGGACAGAACAATTCTGGATAAGTAAAATGCTCCTTTTCTTCTGTATTTGAGAATACAACACTGACATGATTGTCTATATTTCTTTTGATGTAGTCTTGCATACTCGATAATATTTGATCTTTATCACCGATAAAGGTACAGGAATATTCTTTACCCTCTAGAGTCTTCACTTTAATTGTTATGTCCATTTCTATATAGGATTTTATATTGTTCTATAGTCGTGGTCAATGGCTAATATAAACAAAAAGGAGGGAAAAGTATGTGATTGCGAAAGGATAAACAACCACGAACCACTGACCACGGAAGAATAGTTTACTATAGAAGAACCATTGACACAAAATAAAAAAAAAATAAAAAAATATTTCAAAATCCGTTCTTCCGTTCTTCCAAAGTGTATATAGTTAGTAAAATCAGTAGGTTAGTCCAAAAAAAAGGGTCTTCCAACCGTTCTTCCGAAGAACAAAGTATTCTTCCAAACCTCTAGACGAGCAACCTTTTCAATATTTGTTAAGTTTTTAGATTGATTTTGACTAAAATGTTCTTTATAGAAAATAATTATGAAACTAAGAAGTCCAGGAGATCCAATAGTTTTGACAAAAGAATTATCTGAAATGAGAGATAATTTAACTCCAAAGCAGATAGAATTTGCTCATCATCTCGTAGCTCAAGAGAACCGGAAGACCGCAACTGAATGTGCAATTATGGCGGGTTATTCTGAAAAGACTGCTAGACAAATAGCGTCTCAATTACAAAGTGCTAAAGAGTATCCCAGGGTTCATGCTTACATTCGAGCATTACAAGAAGACCTTTGGAACAAATATAAAATCTCTCCCGCTACTCATATGCGTAGGCTTCATGAGATTGGTCTTCGTGCTGAAAATCCAAACAGTAAAGATATAAACGAATTTGATATGAAACCTGACTTAAAGACGGCCTTGCAAGCAGAAATCAGTAGGGGTAAGGCTGCGGGATATTATGAGAAAAAAGAGAAAGTAAAAGATAAAAGTATTGATGGTTTATCCTTGGAAGAGGTGACTGACATGCTATCTAAAATGAAGAAGACAGTTATTATTGAGAGCAGTCCAAGGGAGGATAATGGATCCGAGGCAATACAAGGGAACGATCAGCGAGAACAAAGCGATCAACAGATTTCTTGAAGAAGGATATCTGGTTTTTAAAAACATTTGCGAACAGGGGCCAATAGATATTGTTGTTGTTAATCCTAAGAACGGTAGGTGCTTCTATCTTGATATCAAAACATCTAACGGGAGTAGAGTTGTAAATGGCAAAACCGTTGGAGGGAATGGCAACAAACTTAAACCACAACAAAAAGAACTTGGAGTCCGACTCTGTCTTGTCGAGGGAGATGAGGTCCGGATTGTTGAGAAAAGAGAAACGATCACCAAGAGAGCCAAAAAAGAAAAGCATCACCCCTTCCGTAAAGCGAGGAAGGGAGTCCACCTTTTGGAAGAATGTTAAGGAGATAACTCCAAATATATTTTGGACTAGAATTGAAACATATGGAACTCCAGGAATACCAGATTTATTGGGCGTTTTTAAATCTAAGAAGCACAATAGAAATATATCTTTTTGGTGCGAACTAAAATTAACAAGACTTAACAAAATCAATCTATCGCCCTTTCAAATTTCGTGGAATTTAAAGCGTTATTCTTTATGCAAGGATAATTTTATTATGGCCAAGGGGGTAGAAGAGAGGGCAATTTATTTTTATCCAGGGGCGCTTGTGCGTGAGCTTGCGTCTGACTTCGGTTCTGTCGAACCTTTGTTCGTGGTCCATCAACCATGGACCAGGGATCTTGAGCCTGCGCTTGAGCGTGTGCTTGCGCATGTTCCTTAATTAATTAAAAAGCCTGTGCATGTTCCTGTGCCTGTGGATGAAGTCCAGGTTGATTTTAATATTTTTTAATGTTCTTTATAACTAATATTTTTTATTCTTTTATCCCAACAAGCGGTACAAGTTAAACATTGATTCCCCTGGAATCTTGAAACACAGTCGAAGCCATGGGGCTTTCCGTCTTTATGAACTGTTGACGTATGCTTAAAGCCCTTAGGCGGTGGTCCATCGACCATGGGGGCGGATACCCTCACAATTAAATTTTTTGGAAACTTATTATTTTTTAAATATTCTTGAATCATTTTAATTTCCCTTGTTGGCAGCCAATGTTTAGTCTTTGGTGTATTTTCCGCAATTTGTACAATCTTTTTTAAGGCCTCAAGATGTGGCAAGTCCCCACTATCAAACCATCTAAAATATTTAATATCTTGTAATTGATAAGTCATGACGTAAACAAAGTAATCGCTTTCTAGGTGTTTTAAATTTGTTTCTTTATTTTTTCTAACCGATGGAAAATTAAAATTGCCTTTCATTGCATAGCATTTAGCACAGACTGATCCTTTAACTTTTCTTAATTTGGATCCTGTGATGCAATTCCTAGCATCCAAGCCAAATGAATAACCCCTCATTTTTGAGGTTTTGCCAAGTCTAATTAATGTCATTTCTTATCCTTTCTTTTTATCAACCTTGGGAGGAAACCAACCCCCCAAGGTCTAAGGTTCTTTGCGTTGCGTTGTGGTACTAACTTCGTACTTAAGTCTTCCCGTGGCGTCCAAGCCTCCAC